AATTTCAAAGCTCTGAAGTCAACTACGGCACGTTCATAGCCGAGTCTAACAAATCATTATCGTTGATCGCCGATAAGGTGACCGATATATCTGATCTTGTTAAGGCGGCAAAACGTGGTAACGTCCCTGCTGTAAAGCGAAAACTCCAATCGATCGCCGCAACTTACCGCGGTATGAGACTCGACCGAGGCTTTGCAGGACGAAAATTCCTGAAAGGCGCCGGTAAGATCTCAAATGCTTGGTTGGAGGCCATATACGGCATAGCTCCACTGATAGACGACTGTTACGGGATCTCTCAAGATCTTGAAAGCAGTGTCAGTCGATCAGGTAGCCATATCCACGCCACTAGAAATCTCAGTGAAAATATTGATTATCACTGGTTCCATGGTGGAACAGTACCGTTTTCGGCAACTGGTAAACGCGGGTGTAAAACTCGTTTAGATTACCGGATTGAAAATGAAAGCGCGTACCGTGCGGCTAGGCTAGGTTTTTCAAACTTAGCCGGTATCGGTTGGGAATTAACCCCGTATAGCTTCGTGCTAGACTGGGTGGTCCCGATTGGTACTTACTTGCAAGCTCAATCCTCCACTGTCGGCTTAAAATACCTAGGTGGAACGAGCACAAGTTGGAGCAACTATGTTGTAGAAGGCATACTTAACATGCCAGAGCCCACGCCGATTGGAGAATCGAATTACTCGGTTGTCCAAGGCACTTACGAGTCGTCTTATAATAAGATGGTTCGAAGTGTTGTTAACTCTCCCAGGCCTTCGTTATTTACGAAGAACCCGATATCAGCGTTGCATCTTGCTAATGCGAGTGCATTGTTGTTGAGTTACGCGGCAAAGAAGAACCGGTAACCTCTGTTACCATGCCATTCCGGCACCCACATACGTGGTCAATACGTGACTATGTCACACATCGAGGAAACTAGTATGCCAAATCGTGCTGCTATAACACTAACTGACGGCGCGGCCGCCTCCCATACCTATGAACCGCAAGGTCTTGTAGGAAATCGGGATCTCTTTATTGAACCAGGAGCAACACCCCTGGCCAACAAGGAGCTTTACGTCCGCAACCAGAACCCTGCTAAGGGTCAAGAAGTTACCAAGGGCTTTGTTGATACAATGATCCCCGTGGTAGTTACCGTTGATGGTGTCTCGTCGGTGGATAGAAGTATTAATATTCACACGACAGTCCTAGCTACTACTCGCCATTCTGAGGCTGAGATCCTGGATGCGCTTGCATTACATTGCAGCGCATTACAAGAATCAACCTTAGTTGAGCCCGTAATAGCAGGGCGGAAATCTCTCTACTAATACTCTATGAGTATCTGGAAAAGGATTTTCCTCACCTTCACGACAACTATTAGGATATCCCTATGTCAACACAGAAATCGGGTTGTACCCGTTCTCGTAGCTGTAATGCTTTCAATATCGCAGAGAACTTACTGCGAAGTCTTGACACTCGAATTGCCAGACGTACCGTCTCCTACATTACCGGAGACCGACACGCTGAACTCGTGGATCAAGATATTGACCCTTGTTGCTATGCTAACCCGGATCTTTTTCGCCGGGATTATCTAGCAATTAACCTGCTCTCGAAGTTCGATGGTTTGAACCTAGATGTAGACAGGAAAGGGACGGCCTTAAAGAAATTCTTTGAGGCCGAAGCACAGTGTGATCTTACCAATAACCGCCTGATGCAACCGTACGATACCCCTACTCTTGGGATATCGGGTGAGAGCCTTTTGTGGGCTGCTCGCCGAAAAATACAGTTGCTTTTGGGCGATTTTAACTGGGAAGACGCACTGCCTTGGATGGCTTTTACCTCTGGAGCAAGTACCAACTTGCCTCGGAGATCTGGTGATCCGTATTACAAATTTCAGGTTAAACCTGATGTTACACCTACTTGTTATCCCCTAGCTGTTGCAGTGATACGCTCTTCCCCGTTATGGGTAAGGTATATGCACGAACAGTACGGCACTGACCCAAAAGGTTGGTTCCGTCTCGTAGAGGGTAATAAGCTTGATGTCGTTCCTAAGAACGCCAAGACTGACCGCACTATTGCGATCGAACCCACCATGAATATGTATATTCAGAAGGGGCTTGGTAAGCTTATACGCAAACGTTTAAAAACTGTTGGTATAAACCTGAACAATCAAGGTATAAATCAAGAGTTAGCCAAACGAGGGTCAATAGATAATAGCTTAGCTACTATTGATCTCAGTATGGCATCCGACAGCGTCTCTTACGAACTAGTTGAACGGCTTTTGCCGCCTGATTGGTTCGCCGCCCTAGAAATTACTAGGTCGAGAAGGGGTTTACTGGAGGATAAGTTTGTGGAATATGCAAAGTTCTCTAGCATGGGTAATGGCTACACGTTTGAGCTGGAGTCCCTGATATTTTGGGCTCTGGCAAGTGCAGTCAATGATACGTGCAAGGAACCGGGCACCGTTAGTGTGTACGGTGATGACATAATCGTCACACGTGCCGCGTCTGGGTTCTTGATTGAACTACTCGACTGGTTGGGTTTCAAAACCAATCAAGAGAAAACGTTCTGTCAAGGCCCTTTCCGAGAAAGCTGTGGTAAACACTACTTCCTTGGAGCGGATGTCACGCCAATCTATATACGAAAACCTATAAAATCCCTCGCTCGTCACTACTGGATCTGTAATCAGATCCGGCGGTGGGCTGGTCCTAATAAGGACTTTGCCGACAGTCGGTACAAATCCGCATGGTCTTACTGTGTGAATTTGATCGACAAACGAGACAGGCTCTTTATTCCAGAAGGAATAGGAGACTGTGGACTCATAGGGTGCTTCGACGAGATTCGACCTCGGTATAAACACCGGGCCGGCTTGTCTACGTACACTTACAAAGTCTGTCTTTTTATCGCTGGCGATAATCTGCCAGTGGAAGACACCCCATTAATGCTAAAAGCGTTACAACATGCTTCGAGTAGAGATGGGGATGACTTACGTAAGGATGCGTCCATGAACTTAGCGCACCTCCTTCCGGAGGGTAGTTACCTAGGTGAGTGGGCACTAACAGCATTGTTAAAGGCTGTTAACACGCGTATGAAAGGCAACGTGGTTGATATAAATTGTATTAAAATCAACCGCAACAAAGTTAGGCGAATCCA